AAACGCAGGATCGGCGTCGCACACATTGTCGCTATACTTCGGAGGTCTGGACAATGAGACGGACCCATTCTCGAACGAACTGGAGACATTATCGCAACATAACATTGACCCAGGCGAGACGGTGCTGGTATGTCCCGGCTGGACGTTGAAGGGACGCGCCACCAATCAACTTCGCGTTAGCGCTTTGGTAGATCAAGTCAGTGGCGGGGCGAATGACGTCGTTGCGCTTAACGTCTTTGGCTACGTCAATAGGTACACGGCCTGATGTCTACAAGAACACGCACACCAGGCGGCATCAAGTACCAAGGCATTGGTGAGCAGACGCCAGCGGACTTCGGTTGGCGTCGGTTCATGCTGAGCGATAGCCGGAATACCCACGAGGACCCAAACAGTCATATCACTTCGTACACTGAGACGGCTGGACCATTGGGCTACACCGAGGTCACGTTGACTGATATCATCACAACAACTGGTACGAACCCGAGGTTCAAGGGCGTGTGGGTACAGCCGTTAGTGGGGCCGACGGGACAACCTGTAGACCTAAGCAAGCCGTTCGTTCTCATGACGATGACTGAGGCGATATCGATGTCTGGTGACTTCGGTGGAACCCAGAAGCACAAGCCGATATTCGGTCTTGGAATATGCGACCATACGTCCGACATTGACCATGAGGACAACCGTTATCTGACCGTAGGCTGGGACCAGAATGGGAACACCTTTCCCAATGGGGTGAAGATTGGTCGTGGCACAGCCTCGAATTACAACGTCGGAGCCGCCGCGAACGACGGCGATACGAAGCTAATTGTTGCCACGTTCTACCATGGGCCCGATACAGGGGAGTCAATGACGGCTGCCAGCAATACCACGGCGATATTCAACTTCTACAAGGACTCAAGCGCAGGGTACAGGCGTANCNNGAACGTCNCGCTATTGACCCAGGCACTTGGCACCCTTGCAACCAACGCTATCAAGTCGGTGACGCAGGCCCAGATATTCGCCTACTTCGGTTCGCGTTCCGACGCCAATGGCCTCTCTGACGAAGCGGTAACAAAGTTCCGACTTTGGTACATGGTCACCCATAACACAACAGGATGGGGAGGTTCCGGAACATGACCCAGCAGGAACTCACAGACTCGTTGGCTGAAGCTGCTGTTGGCACCAGTACGACGTTTGTTGGAAACGATACAGCCGGTGTCGAGTTAGTCGAACTTACCCTTTCCGTCGAGAAGGCTCACTGGGATGATGCGCTGGCGGCGGCATCGTCAGCAGCGGTATTGGTAGCGTGGCTTGAAGCACAGCGTACCGGATGAAGATGAGAAGATAGGCCAGGAACACAATTTACTTGTGAGGCTTTTACTTCTTTAATCTGGACTCCTAGTCTTATGCACAAAGGTAATTATTCAAGGAAAGGTTATAGAGACACAATAACGTTAGGATTTAATCAAAAGTAAGTTAAACAAGTTATAAATGGGTTTTACCATTTAACAATACTATTTATTTTGAATTAGTATCAATTTAGGAGACTGTAAATGTCCAATTTGTTAAGTGAAGCAATTGTGGATGCAAAAGCGTTGCGTGATGCCGCATTAAAAAATGCTGAAACCATTGTTATCGAAAAGTATTCGGATCAAGTTAAAAAAACACTTGATCGGTTGTTGGAGCAGCCTGAAATGGCGTTGGATCCAGCTGCAGATTTAGGTGTGGATCCGCTAGCGGCACCAGGAGCAGAAATGCCTATGGAAGATCCAGCCGCGATGGGTGTCGATCCTTTGGCCCCCGAAGGTGATGAAGGAGAGCCAGAGGAAATTTCCGAAGATGACATCCCACTGGCTGCGACTGATGATTTTAATAAACTTGATGGAAAAAACCTGAATAAACTTCCCGCCGACGGTGAAGAAGTGGCACTTGACATTAATCTGGACGCGCTGCAAGAGGCAGTTTCTAAATTAACCGATGAAATAGACGAAGATCTTGACATTAATGAAGAAGCGTTAGCCGATATTCTCTCTGAAGACGACGAAGAAGTCGAGGTCAACCTTTCTGAAGCTGTTCCCATGGAAGATCCCGCGGCCGAGGAAGGGCCAGTCCCACCCCGCCGCCGGGATCCCCCGGGCGCCACGCCACCATGGGAGGAGGACCCCGAATCTGCAGAATTAGAGGAAGATTTTGATGTTGATTCTCTCGTTAATGCCATCACAGAAAAACTTACAGTTGATATGGGCGCCGATTTGACTGGATGGGCAGGACGCTCATCGTCAGATATGAAGTATGCCATTGAAAAAGAATTAGCACATCGTCGCAGCACTGATGTACAAGAAGATTTAGAAAATTTGAAGAAAGCTCAAGAAGAGTTAGTTTTTGAGAATAAACAACTCGCCGAGCAAAACAATCAATATGAGCAAGCACTTGAAGAGTTAAAGGAAGCCTTACAGGATGTAAATCTTTCTAATGCTCGCTTGCTTTATACGAACCGTGTATTGAGAAATACCTCCCTGAATGAGCGACAAAAAACAAAGATTGTCGAAGCTATTTCCGGCGCCGGTTCTGTAACAGAAGCAAAGATGATCTTTAAAACGCTTCAAAGCACAATGGAGACCACCCCTAAGAGGGGGGGTCCACAATCATTGAGCGAAGTTATTGGTCGAAATCGTGCTACTGTTATTCGCGCATCTCGTCATGAGACCGCGACATCCGATCCGTTTACGGATAGGATGAAAAGATTAGCTGGAATAAAATAATCATATAAATATAAGGAGGTGATTTAAATGTCTAGTATTGTAGAAAGATTGACAGAAGGTATTGTCAATCGTGATATGCATGCAGAAAGCCATGCATTGTTAAATAAGTGGGAGAAGACTGGTCTTCTTGAGGGACTCGCCAACGAGCGAGGCCGCCACTCCATGGCTCGGTTGCTTGAGAATCAGGCAAAAGAGCTTCTTCGTGAAAGCTCCAGCATGCGTGCTGGTGATGTCGAGGGTTTCGCCGCTGTTGCGTTTCCCATCGTACGTCGGGTTTTCGCTGGTCTAATCGCCAACGATCTCGTTAGCGTGCAGCCGATGAGCCTACCTAGTGGTCTCATTTTCTTCCTTGATTTCGTGTTCTCACCGAACATCGGAACCACCACCCAAACTGATCGCTTTGGAAACAAAATCAATCGGTCAATTTATGGTACTGATCGGGTAGCCAGTCAGGTTACTGGCGGTGTAAACTTAGTTGGCGATCTGGCCGAGGATCTTTCCGGTCCCCGTACAGTTGGTGCCCGCGGTTATGCATATGCCTCTCCGACTGGTTCAGCGGCTCTTACTTCAAGTTGTATGACTGCATCTGGTTGGTTGATTGGTAATGGTACTGCAGCACAGAAGAAGGCTATTCTATGGGATCCAGATGTTCTTGCTCTTAGTGGCGCATCTCGTTACGTTCTTGAGCTTCGTATTCCGAAGAACAGGTTGGACGCAGCGTACACTTTGGGTGGCGAAATCGATTACAACAATCTGGGAACCCTATCTGCTTCCGTTGGCTCTGTTAATGGTATACTGGGCCCTACGTTAACTGTTGCTAATACTTCGCTAGTTCGTCGTTTGACCCAGCGTACATCAGCCTCAGCTGGCTACATTAATATGTATTGGGTTACATCTGTTGACACTAGTGTCATCACCACAGCACGTGCAGGTATTAATGTCGGTAACGTTACCTTTAGTTTCCCGATCACAGATAATCTCACGTCATCCAACGCTCTTGGTTCCGTTGTCGGCGCCTCCGAGTGGGGACTTGAGAATAACGCTGATATCCCCGAGATTGACATCAAGGTGGATAGCATTGCTGTGACCGCGCAGACCAAGAAGCTCAAGGCCAAGTGGACGCCAGAATTGGGACAGGATCTTAATGCCTATCACAACCTGGATGCCGAGGTCGAGCTTACCAGCATTCTCTCTGAGCAAATTGCTCTTGAGATTGACCGTGAGATCCTTGCGGATCTTGTCAACGGCGCAAGCGCTGGTACGTACTACTGGTCTCGCTCTCCTGGTCTGTTCTTGGACAAGACTAGCGGAGTAGAGGTCGGTGCTTCTTCGGCGGCTCCCGACTTTACCGGTACAGTCAGTGAGTGGTATGAGACTCTTGTCGAGACCATTAACGACGTTTCCGCGCAAATCCATCGTAAGACTCTACGTGGCGGCGCTAACTTCATCGTCTGCGGACCTGAAGTTGCCAATGTCCTTGAGTTCACTGCTGGATTCCGCGCTAGCGTCACTGCTGATGATGAGACCGGCTCTGTTGGCGCCGTTAAGACCGGATCGCTTTCCAAGAAGTTCGATGTCATTGTTGACCCGTACTTCCTGCGCAATATAGTCCTCGTCGGTCGCCGTGGGTCCTCTTTCCTAGAAAGTGGATATGTATACGCACCTTATGTGCCACTGCAGACTACACCCACTATCTTCGGCCCCGAAGACTTCGTGCCCAGAAAGGGCGTGATGACTCGTTATGCCAAGAAGATGGTCAGACCCGATATGTACGGTCTAGTCGTTATCCGCGGCATGCTCGGTGAGTCTGGAGCTACATCCTAATAGATAAACATTTGTTACATATTAGGTAAAAAGCACGGCTAAACGTGA